GAGCCTCTGGGCCCGTCACGCAAGAGAGATCGTCGAAGTGGTCAGAAACTCTCTGCGCCACAGCGGTCACTTTTTCCTCTTTTGGATACGTGATGCCCAGAACGGCGTCAAAAACTAAAAAGCGGCCAATGGCCGTAAAAATGTAATCAACGGCCGTAATGGGCACTTTGCTTTTGGGTTGTCCAATACCCTTGAACATAGGGGTGTGATCTTGAGGTAATCACACAATGAGGTCATCCGGATGGAATTCCAACCACCAGTCCCTACTGGCAGAGTTCGTGTTTGTAGGAGAGCACGATTTCCAACTCATGCCGTAACCCAGGACACCATGGGCGGCACACCTAGCCACATCGAGAAACCAGCGTCGTCCGCAATGGGTCGATACACGGTCCAGGTCGTGGCATCAGCGGGCGCATTGACTGGGGCGAACATGAGATATGGCTGTGAAGAGCCTTGGGCTGTGGAATTGTTCACACTACCGCCATGATCTGCGGTGCCAGCGAACTGGTTGTGTGTAATTCGTGCAAGACGCCGACTATAGAACGGGATTGTGACATCCATTCCTTTGGACAAGTCGGTGTCTGCGAGAACTTTGGTCGCAAGGTACGTATTTCCAGTATTGGTACCCGCGGCAACTGGGGTTCCAGGATATTGCACCTGCATCCCAGAATTCACGGTGTAATTTTGGCCATACTGAATCGCGTACTTGTAACCAATTGTTCGATTGACATCGGCACACCTAACGTTGAAGCCACCCACCGCGAACAAATAACACGGAGAGAGCTTCCCGTAGAGGTCATTGTAGTGCGTCGAGCGAACGAGAGCTGAGTTGTTCCCGAGTGTGGGGTCCTGTAACACGGGTGTGGTCATGGTCGGAAATACCACTGGGCAAGTAGCAGACGAATTGCCCACAGCAAGACTAAGCAGTGGGTTGGACACGAGTGGGATGTGCTGGGTTCGCTTGAGCAATTGGCGGAAGCTTGTAACTTTCTCACCAATCGTTGCAGCGGCTGCGATGGGGTTGTCAGACCGAGTACCTAAAGTGGTCTTTGGAACAACCTCATACGAAGACATCGCCACTGCGGGAACCCACGGTTCGTGCCACGATTGCGAGGGAACTGCACACTCGAAATCCTCAGCACCAGCAACCTCAACTATAATTGGGACAGTTGAAGAAACTGAGTCCGGGGCGACGAGTTCGTCAACGACGACGATATTGAGCACACCGACGGTGACTTTGTGGTCCACCCAAGGGTCAGGTTGAACAAACGGTATCTCGACTTCGAACTCAGAGCAGGTCCTGATGTCGATGATCTCGCGGTAAAGGTACTCTGATGCTGCTGCTGTCCACACAGGCGAGGCACCATCAAAGTTGGGGGTGTACGTGACCATGATACGTCCAGAGTGGAACTCCGTTTTGACTAACTTGAACCTAAACTTCATGCCACCCCTCCAATAGTCGAAGGTTTGAGCATAAAAGCAGACCGGGGTCATGGTAAATCCCTTGCCTGAATTGATAAAGTAGTCAAAAGGCTTGTGGGCATAAGTGGCCAGAACGGTATCAGTGGTCTGGGCAGTGGTCCAATTGAACTTGCCGAAGTAAGCGTACTGAGCCTTGATGAAGTCAAAGGACATCTCATCAGCGGTGGTGTTGGATATACCACTATGTAAGATCGACTCAGCTTGCGCAACGACAGACAAGGGCTGGGCGGTGGTCTGTTGGTCCGCATTGGCTTGATAAGGCCATAGATCGCGAACCACACGATTTGGCGCTGAAAGAACGACGGGCTTTGAAAAACCCCATACTGTGGCTGCGCGACCTACGACGTCGGACAACCATGACACAGTCTGCATGGGCGCTGATAACAGAGGAAATTCTCCTAGTATACCAGCAGTTTTCTTCACCTTCGCCGCAATCCCAGACACGGGGCCAACTCCAGCCTTTTGTTGTTCCTGACGGGCTGGAGTGACCTTGAAAGAACTCTGTGGAAGGGCCGGAGCTGAGAGGCTAACGTTCTCAAAACTAGCCCAACAAGTGAATTGAGCCGTGGTCTGTGCTGCGCCACTCACAAGTGGGGAGTATGGGACTAGGAACAAAGTACCATAGTTTGTGAGGGTCGTGCTAGCTGGGATGAAAGCTCTCGAACTAATAAACGGAATGCGCAATGTGACATGGGTCTGCGTCGCAAGGTCGATCTCGACATGAGGCAACTGCGTAATGGTCATCAAGTTGAATGTGTGCATCTTGTAAAACGCCGCGAACCCGGGGGTACTATAACCACCAGAGGGCACGAAACCTAAGATGTACCTTCCAGCTTGAAAGCGAACTGCATTGACTTCAAGACGTACAACAATGTCGGCGCGAATGAGGCCTATACCAGTGAGCTTGTAGGACTTGATACCGATAAGCTGTTGGTAAAAGGGGTCGACCTCAAAAATTTTGGTCGTATCGGTCGTGGATAGTGTTCCACTCGCAATTCTAGTAGGCTTGCGAAGGAAATCAACAATGGTCTCAGAGCCAGGAATATGCGAAGCTTCTATAATGGACGATATCAGCTCCGTGCGAAGAATTGGCTCTGCGAGGACACCGGTCGTGTCATCTACAAAAGTGGTCGTCTTCGCATCAGGGGTCGATTGGGCGGGGGTAATGGACGTGGATGCAATTTGGGTGGTCATCGTGCTCGTTTGCCGGTCCTTGGACTTCGCACGGTTACCTGTGGCCTCAGGGTTGGTCGCTGATTCTTTAACGTCTATCAGTGAAAGACAGGCCACAGGTTGAACGTGCTCAATTTTCATCCTCCTCCGGTGGCTGGAAAAACCCAACCTTGGAGGAGCGATCAAAATAATACTGACGGGACAAGGAGACAGGACGGTAGAAACCTTCGTAGAAAGAAACGATCTTTGGAGCCCATTCCTCCCATACAGCTGGTTCGTGTAAGGCTAACTCAGTAAGAGCGTTCTCCACATTGTTCGCACAGACCTCATGGGGCTTGTCTTTCTTGGTGCGAAGTGGCATCTGCAGGATCACAGACAACCGCAATGGAAGAACCCACCTCTGGGACAGCTGGTCGAACCGGGGTTTGCGCTTGAGCATTTCGATCTCTTCTAGATGCTTGAGGTCATCCGTCATCTCTGACTTTTTGTCAGCTGAAGTGATGTGGTAACCAAGCAATGAGACCGAATCGCGCAAGGTTCGCTCAGTGAGCAACGAACGAAACTCCGGATCAATGGTGAACGCATTGTCGTCTCCAAGATCAACAAATGAAACGAAATTGCGGAACTGGGGAACAAACGACCATTGTCGTCCGTTGACATTCCACCATGCAAAGCGAATCAAAACTTTGTTGATCAGGCAATTGATAATCGTGGTCAAGTAGTCTCCCGAAGGCATCGAACCATTCCACCTCTCTACAATACCACCGCGAATATGCAAAGAATTCGCAGTGGATTGCAGGTAGGCGAGTCTAGCTCTTGCTTTGTCAGGGCCGTCGTCGTACCAGTCGTTGATGATCTTTCCACAAACCTCAACAATAAAGAACTCGGTGTGGTCAGTGTCGAAACCTTTGTAATCCGCGCATGCACCATTTGGCACAGAAGTGCCAAATCGCGATAAGTTCTGAACAAACGAATCAGCTTGTGAGTACGGGTCGAAACCAATAAGGGTCTCATTCTCGATCGTCGTGTCACTCAAGAAGTGGCTAAACGCTCCAAAAAGAACGCGCCCTACAAGCGATTTGGACATTGGGCATCCGGACACGAGACGAGGTTTCTTGGCCTTCTCGAGTGAACGCCACTCGACCTTGAGACTGTCAGAGTGGATCCAGACGGGGGTAGTGCCTTGGAAGCAATCCAACAGATCGCGCTTCACATCGCCTACCAGGCGATCCCAATTCCTTTGCGGAACCATACGTTCTCCTTCAAAGGTGACGCACGATTTCTTGGTAATGCCAAGGGGCGAATAAGGGTAACCAGGCGAAGTCGAGAGATTGATCGAACAAAATTTGGTCCCAGGAATACCATGGATAGCTTCAGTGATCTCATAAAGCCTCTTGGGCCGATCCCATGAAATCCCCTTGAGCTCAAAGGCAACTTGGCTCGCAATGGACAATAGCGTGCCCTCGTATGGGCGTTGCATCGCTTCGGCTTCTTCAATTGATGTACAATAAGGAGCTCTAGCGATGGCATAGGATTGAGGGCGAGTGTCGGTCGGAGCGAAATCAATGGGCAAATAAGGTTCATTGCCCGTTTCTGCGAGGACTAAATTCGAATTGGTGTGAACCGAGGATGGTGGGGTCGCACACGTGGTCATGACGTCCCCATTGTGAACGTTGCTGTCGTAACCACAATGGACAACTGACACAATCGAGCCTTGAGCATTGCGTAACAAGGACGATACCTCCTCGACAACGAGAGGATCTTCATTTTCGGAAGGCATCAAATAGTTTGCGTCGGAAACGAGACGATCTATCTCCTCCTTGTTGATCCGGTAGCTAAAACCCGCTAATGAGTCACCAGCATAGTGGGCTCCGGTGACTTTCGGGGCTCCGTCTCTCGCAATGACCAACATCCCACAGTCTCCTTTGACACACTTCACACGATAGGACAGGAGATCCCTCGTGAGAATGACGCGCTTCACAAGCTCGCCGTCTTCCAGAAACGAGTAGTTGACAGCTCTGCGGTCCATCGCACGAATGGGTGTGTCTTGGGTCTGAAGGCGGTGTGGCTTGTTGAGGAGCAAGGTTCCAGGGAATGAGCTGCCTGTGAGATACGAAGCGCGGCTCGCCTGTTCGACAGAGATGTAGTGTTTCCTGACATCCTTGATGTTCTGGAACTCCTTCATATCGATACGAACAAAGGCCTTGTCGTGCTCAAGGTAGTCGTCGTTCAGCCTCTCAACCTTTGAAAAGGGAACCCGAACAATTCGACTAGGGTCAACAGTCGACCTAAACTCATAATACCTGTACTCGTCAGGCATCCCAGCATGGTCAACCATAGCTTGGATCTGGTCAATATAATGGTTGGGCATATGACCGTATAAGGAACAAACAAAGTTGAAATAGCCGTTTGGCTCAACAGGGAGACGCCCAGTATTGGCATCCATTGGGACACGAACTTCCCATTGGTTGCGGGCTAAGAGCTGGTAAATGCTCTCATTCTCCTCTGAAGCCATATGTGTGGCCAACGGCTTGTCGCGTGGTAAACGAACAAAGTGTTTGCGTGAACCAGCAACCTTCTTTTGGTGAATAAATACGGACTCACTGTGAGTGAACGCCACTTGTTCGTCCGATTTCACCGACTTCTTGTACAAGAAATAACCGGCCACAGGAACTATCGCAGCTGTAGCTGCCGTGATGATGGGCCAATTGTCCTTGAGAAACGCTGTAGCTCGGACGATCGCCTGGACTGAGCCGGAGTACAAAGACTGACCCATGGCCTGAAGGTTCTCCTTGAACCTGTCCGTAAGTGTTGGGTCATTTTTGGTCAATGTACCCCTCAAAGTCCACCCAAGGGCTTCTGGGTGATCTTTCAGGCCGTTCTCCCAAGCACTCATACACATTTTGACCGGCCAATGAATGGCATGCGTAGCACCAACATGTGATAAACACGCGTTGGCAATGCGAGGGTCTACGTTGTATCCCGCCCAAATAGTGAACATTTCGTAAACTGTGGTTGGGATAACTTCTTCACGAGTCAAGAACGATGGTTTTGTGATTTGGTCATCATTGTTCATGACCCACTTTTCTTGCTCGTATTCAATGTAACGCTGTTCAGCTTTGAACTGCTCAATAGAGCGAATGGCTCTTTCAGCGTCATCATCTGAAATACTCTGGGAACATTTTTCCTCCCAGACTTTGGTGTAAACTGGAACAGGAACACAATCCTCAACAACCGCATGGGTGTCGAAGATGGTCTTGTCAAAATTCACGATAGGCTCACCAGCTCCTTCCGGACCAGCCATTTGAGGTTCAGCTGGGGGCGTTTCAAGTTGGAGAGCAGACGTGGCAGCTTTGATGATCTCATCGAGACTCTTGGGCTTTCCAAGATCACCACGGAGACGAATAATCTCTTGTTCCATATCGCGGGCGACATGTCCGCTGGCCATAGCACGCTGTGTACGCATAACTAAGACCTCCTTCAAGAGCTCCTGGACAGTATAAATACCGTCCGTTCTCCAGCGACCACGTTCTGTTTCCTTGTCACCGTCGTGACTAGGTTTGTTCGGGATCCACGTAACTCTCTCAAGACGATATTGCGTTTGGTCCCAACCTTGGAGTGAGTCGGGATTTTCCTTGAGAGATACGTTGAATGCGAAGTCCACGCGTCGATAAACAGCGTCTGGTTCTTCGACACTCGGATCGTTGAATTTGTCTGCGTTGGTTGATGCGATGATGTACTTGGGGGCACAGCACTTCTCTTCTTTCGAGAAAGCACAGCGCGGAAACCAGGGCTCAGTATTCGCTGCTCCAATAAAATCGTTCAGCGGCGAAAAATCACTGCCAACAACGGACTTGCGTTGTAGCCAATCATCGAACAAAATGACCCAAACGCGAGGATCAATACCGTCATAATAATAGTCTTGACCCTTCACATATGTATATGTGGCAGGCCTCAACTTCCATGACTCATGAATAATCTTTCTCGATTCTTCGTCCTGTATTGCTTGTAGCTCAGTGTCAAAGAGCCATTTCATCAAAAACCTAGCCAACAATGACTTGCCTTGTTTGGGTTTCCCTTTGAGCACAATGGCAATAGGCTGAGGTCTTTCAATACCAGGCAAAGCAATACGCTTTTCCATAGCCATCCTAATCTCCTCGAGCATACGCAGTGATCGATTGATTGTCGCATCAAATGCAGTATTCTTCTCTCTTCGCAACTTGACTAGGAGTGAAGTTCCGAGGATATGGTGCTCTTTGATCTGGCTAATTGTGCCAGAATTGATGTTCAGCATTCCAGCTTCAAGTAAAGCCTTCTGCTCGAGTGTAAAACGAACGAAGTCTTCAACAGTGACATTGGCTGTGGTCTCAATACCCATAACCCAATTGAGGTCAAGGCCAAAGGATGAGGCAATCTTCAGAGCAACAAGAACGATGCGTGTAGCACCGCCTGCTGCCTGACTGATGTCCTTGAATACGGACACTATCTTGCTAGATTGCGCTCCTTTGAGGCCAACAGCTGAGGCAACTGCCACCAAAGTGCCAAGATCTGGTGAATCCATGCCAAGCATTTGAGCCTCAGCAGGGTCATCATCATCAAAATCTTCAGGCACCTTCTCCTCCTCGTCTTCACCATTGAGGTATGTGGAAACTAACTCAAGAGCTATAGCCACAATTCCAGCTTTGGCTAGGACGTTGTAACATGAAACCACACAATAAAGGGCCGCCAAGCCACCAACCGCAAGAGCAATCTTTGTCT